AGGTAGGTATCCACAGCACTAAGCCTCTTTACCTTAGACAAGAACTCAACAGCAGTGTCCATACCCTTTGACTTAGCAACAGCCTCAAGCAACTGTAGGTTATTCTTACTAGTGCTAAAGCCATTGGCACTGGCCCACTTAGCTGATGGTGGCTTGAACTTAAAACCAGCCAGCTTATCTGTAGGGTTAAATAGATAGCCCTCTGTGTGACACTCTGGACACTTGCTAGGTTTAGCAAAAGGCTGACCATTCTTTTTAGTCTTCCTTATATAACCTGTACCATTACATGTCCGACACTGAACAGCCGTAGTGCGATACAGTCGTTGTGTGCCTGTGGCTAATAGATTACTAAACTCTTTATCACCCATGTACGGATCAATCTGTGTAGCCCAATCTGTTTTGTTAATAACCTTACGGCCATAGATAACCCAAGACAATTGCTCTGGACTATTCAGGTTGATAGGTGTGTCACCCATCACCCTACGAACATGAACTTGTAAGTCGTCAATAAGTTGACACTTCTCTTCTTCAAACTCTTGACGCACATTCTCAAGCATGTCCATGTCAACCTTGAATCCACGCTGATATATACGTGCCAGTGTGACACATACCTGATTGGTTAGTGTTACTGTATCCATAAGACTAGAACTGTCTGTCATTAGCTGACGCATCAGCTTGTCAGATAATTGTTGTGTGGCATGTAAGTCGGCAGATAGGTATTCATCTAACTCATTAAGAGGTATATTACGTGTGCTATAGCCCTTCTTAAAATACTCTTTGAGAGTGTCCTGTTTCTTGGTATCTAACTGATGGCGTTCAGCACAAGCCTCAAGTGATAAAGGCTCTTTTTGTCCACGCTGCAGTATATATTCTCCAAGCATAGTGTCAAAGACAGGGCCATCATACTTGAAGCCAGACTCCCACAGCCAAAGCAGATCATACGCTGCATTGTGCGCGATGATGATAGTAGCTTGGTCAAGAAGTTTTTGTACCCATATCCTGTTGTTATTTATAGGTGACCAAACAGTACCGTGCTTATCCACACACCCATTAGGATCATATTCATCGTGGTCAAATGCTAGTCTATATTCATCACCCTGATCTGTGAGCATACCCACCATAGTCAGTGAATTGTCTGGCTCAAATGGATCAAGGTGTAGCTTGCCATTACGTTCTGTTGTTGTGTTCTCTACATCTAGTGTTAGCTTCATTATGTGTACCTCGCTGTTCTATATTCTAAGTTACTTGTAACACTACCATGCCACCCTGTCAATTTGTTTTTGACTACATTCAAATGACGTTGAGGGTCTTCCTCCTGATTATTATCAGAGATAACATTCTTAGCAATCAGTATCATAAGGTCTGCCTCTGCTGCCTTGCCTGTCTTTGATCCCTCCATCATAGACTGATTAAGCACTGTCCTGCCCTCTGCATCTGCTGACAACTGTGACATATAAAATATAGCACACTCGTGTTGTTTGGCTATCATACGGGCGTGTACAGCGTTAGCCTTGAGTGCCTCATCAGGACGGGCAAAGCCCCCTGCCTTGGCAAACTTATCACCCATATCCAACAGCACTATGTCAGGCTTGTATGTCTTGCACACAGACTCCACCCAATTCATGTCACGTCCTGTAGCATCCTTGATCTTAATACGTTCCTTGACAGGGGCATATAGATCACGTGCTTTGGAGGGGTCTTTCTTAATCTCCTGCATAGTCATACCTGTAGCAGCAGTCAGGTATCTAGCACCGACACGGTGATAGCCCTCCTCATTACATAAGATAATACAGTTAGCACCCTGATGGGCAAAGCCACCGGGCGATGCAATCATTGATGCATGAAACGATGTCTTGCCTGTATTGGGTCTAGCACCAATCTCAATCAAGTGACCAGCATTGACACCCTCTACATTCATTACAAGGTTCTGCATGTTGAATGTCCAACGTGCCTCAAGATCATTACGTGCAAGCAATGTCTCAATGTCGATGTCATCCCACTCAATATTTAGGTTAGGTGTAAAGTCGTCACCATACTGCTCAAGTATATGACGCAGTGGCTCAAGACTAGACTTGTCACCTACTACATACTCGACACCTAAATTGGCAATGTCTTCCCCGACTGCCTGTTGAAACAGCTTAGACAATACCTCCTGTGCTACATCCCCACCTATGGGTTGCTCTCTCTTAATCTTAGCAAAGAGGTTGGAGTAGGCTTGCTTCTGTGCTGTAGTAAGAGTGGGATTGTTTGCCATAAACAATGCCTCAATCTCATCAGGCGTAACAGTACGCTCGTACTGATCCATTGCCTTGTCGATAGTGTTCTTAATCTTTCTTACATCCTTACTGAACAGGCGATCAGGGCAACGTGCGCCACGGTGATCATCGTAAAACTCCCTGTCCATCAGGCTTCTAATTAGTGATAATTCCATTTAACTTCTCCATGTCTGTTGGGTTACAATACTTTATATCATCTTCCAGTTTGATAGGGCGTACATCAGATACGTAGCCCCGTAGTTCTTTAGCCATCTGAAGTGACTTGGTTAATGCATCAGGGTCTAATGCTATCAAGGCTGTTGAGAACTGTGAGAGATAGCTTCTGTGCGAATCTTGAAGCGATGTTCCAAGAAGCGCGACCCCAACATAAGAAGACCAATCACCGACAACGGCTGCACTCACACAGTCCTCAACAACTACAGCGACTTTACCACAACCATGTACGTATGGCAAGCCACTATTTCCATATCTTTTCCACTTAGGTATTCTTTTTCCAAGTGATCTGCCTGTAGCATCCACAATCTTGCCATCATGTACAACAGGGAATACAACCCTGTCTTCCTTTACATCATACATAAGACCTAACTTGTCTGCATTCAAGCCCCACCTGTCACACCATCTGTTCATATACAAGCCACCACTACGTTGTATAACATACTCTGGCAGTTCAAAATCAATGTCATCTACAGTATCTATCTTCTTAAACCTAGCCTTGATGTCATCAATGCTCATGCCTACACGGGTGCTACCACTGACAGTACAGCTAACCTTGTAACAATTCCACACAAGATCACCCATGTTGTTGGTGATGCTGAATGTATTCTTGCCCCTACATACAGGACAATCCATCCTCTGTGTCTCTCCATCAGACACGTCATAGTCATTTAAGTTTATCATAGTTGTTCAATCCAATCATATTGTCTGGAATCATTATTATATTCTTGCCATAACTTGTCAAGTTGTTTGTCTATCCATAACTCTTGACCTGCGTATTTACCTATAAGGTAATCTGAAAGCATCTGAAGGTTTCTTTTCTTTCCTTCAAAATAATAACTTTCATCTGTTTCATAATGATACAGCACAGGTTCTTCTTTGTCGTGCCTGTCCATGTAGCCAATTCCAGCCAAAGACACATCAAAGGCACAACATAGTAATTCGATATGCCTGTTCATAGTCTTGGCATACGCTGGATCATCATCGGTATAAATCCAGCCCCAGCCTTCCATTACTATGCCTATCTGATGAACTTCTCTTTTGTATGACACAATTTCACTAATTTCATTAGGCATTTTCATTCTCCTTTCTGTATATATATATATATTATATACTATAATACTAGTTCGTTGCGGCAGTTAAATGCTTATATCATGCTTTCTTTCTAGCTGTCAAGGCTAATTCTGCACTCTTGTAAGTATTTTTCATGTAGGGTTTGACTGACTGTGGGTTAGCATGTCCTGTAACCGACATGATCTGTCCTATTCCTACACCTGCCTCTACCATTTCAGTCGTGCCTGTCCTACGTAGATCACTAAGACGTAATTCAGGTGGTAAGTCTGCTGCATCCATTAGCCTACGTGCATAATGTGGTAGCTTGTATACCGAATAGGGCAGGTACTCACCCTGATATGGCTCTGGTCTTGGTGCAACGTAGGGCTGGAAACCAAAATCCTTTTCCTGTTCTACTAACATGCCATACAAATCCTCCTCAATGGGCAGAAAAACTTCTGCATTACGCTTGGATTGTTTGATATGCACTGACCTATTTGTAAAGTCTACCCTATCCCATGTAAGCAAACGCATGTCACCTACACGTTGACACCATTCGTATGCCATGTGTGCAATCAAACCTATGTTACGGGTGCTAAAATCGCTGTACGCTACGTCTAGCAGTCTCTTGACATCCTCCCTACCCCAAACAACCCTGCGCGGCTCAGTGGACCTCCTACGCACGATAGCGAAGGGATTGGTTTTTATATGTTCCATTCGTATGGCATAGTTTAGTAGCATGGTGGTGGCAGATACTATGTGATTAGCAAAGGCCAATCCCCTGTCGCACCACCCATCATAGGCCAGCTTTGCTTGCTTGGTTGTTATGTCCGACAGCTTCATGTCATTGAATGTTTTGTTGCCGACATCAGTTGACGATGCAAAGTTTAGAAGATAGCTATACTGTGCCTTAGTTTCATCACGTAAGTGTTTGAAATCATGGGAAGAATAGTATTCATCCTTTAGTTCTTTAATCGTTAGCATTTCTTATTTCCTCTCTATGACATTGTATAGACATACCATCTAAGTAAGAACAGTCTAGCATGTCATAAGCCTCTTTACCATCTATAAATTGATAGTTCTCTAATTTATAGTACTGGCTAGTTTTGTCATGTACATACACACCATCACCCAAAGATATGTTTGCTCTGCTAAATGACCTGTGTACATACTCTTCTGGATCATACCCTCTCTCATAATAAAACTTATAAGTGGTATAAAATTTCCAATCAGGTGATTTTTCTAACACAGCTAGTTTTACATAGCAGTCTACAGTCCAGTAAAGGAAGCATGGCAAAAACCATGCTCCATTTAATGTTTTGGGTTCATCAGTATCATGCAACCTTCTAAGCATTATGCTGCTTCCAGTTGTCTGAACTGTGGTGTTTCAATCCACTTGGCTACACTAATCTCACGCTTGAACATGTTCACAGACTGCGTATCCTTGCCTGTCTCACGTAGCTTGAAACCATTCTGCTCATCAGCATACGTTGCGTAGTTAGTAAAGGCAGAGTACAGAGCGAACATATTGTCACCACGATTAGCTACCTCTGAACGATACAGACTGTACATCTTCTCTGCATTAGCATCCTTTACAATATCTTTTAGCAGGTCTTTAACATTGACTTGCATAAGACTAGAGTTAGCCCAGCGTTGCATCTGCTTGGCATGTTCGTTGAAGTCTTGCTGTGATTTTTTTAGATCACTGGCAAACTTTTCCATGCACAGACCTGCTGTATTCTTACGCATCACCCTGTCGTGATTGCCTCTGATCTGCCCATTGAGGCAGAAGAAATCAATCGCACCAAAGATAGCCGTGTTAGAACACGTGCCATCCACACCATGCAGTGCAATGATACGCTTCATCAGACTAAACTCTTTCTTATCAGTCTGAATCTTCTTTACTACATTAGGCAAACGCATGTCCATCATAGCCCAGCCATTATTGTGGGCATCCTTCCATGTAATCTCTGCACCCTCCATGTCATGTGGTGACATGTTGTCTGTTGTGGCATTGATTACTTTATTAAAGAACTCACTATGTGGCACACAGTTAAAGCCCTTACCGACAATAGCAATGTATTCATCAGTGTTCTTGTTGACTACATATTTTTTGTCAGGCATCTTGGTAGTTTCATAGCCTACTTCAAAGTCGATATTCTCTGGGATAAATTCAAAAGGCATGTCTCATTCTCCTATTATACAATGTTAAACTTAGTGCGAACTTGGGCTACTACATCTTCTAATTCTTGAAGATCAAACGCTGACAGGTATCGCACCCCACCATTACATCCATAGCCACCAGTATCTACAACTGTATGTGCCTTGTCTGCAATGTCTATGATAAGTTGTATCATATCTTTTGGCATGGCGTCAATAACTTTCTGACGTTCTGCACGTTCTTTCTCACGTTCCTTTGCCCAATATTCGCAGCGTTCCTCGTGTGTCATGTTCTCATACTTTTTAGCCATTGTTTTGCTCCCTTTCTCGCATAAGTTGTTCAAGGTTTGCCTCTAACACGTTACGACAGGTGATTAAATTACCACAGTCTTGTGGTTCTATAATACTATCTAGGTAATCTATCTCATCCATCAATGCGTGTATGTGCATATATTGTAGTCGTCTGTCTTGTAAAGTTTTTCTAGCCATTATGTAAACCTCCCTATCAATCCGATTATAAAGTGATACAACATCCAGCCTATGCTGGCCCATATACACGCAAACAAGAACATCTCAATGCCATCATGCGTGAGGTAGTAGTGCCTTGCTTTGTGCCAGTATTTACTCATAGATACTTCTCCTCTGCTACTGATACAAACATATCAAATATCTCCTGCAACTCTCGTCCAATCCACGCCTTGTCTATGACATAATCATCTGGCACATTCTCTAACATATCAAGTATCATATGCAATCTGATGTAAGGATTGTCTGGTTTGTTTGTATCAAGTAAAAGCGTTACTTCATTCATGCTCACCTCCATTAATATTCATCGTCACTCTCCAATACTTCAATCGGATAATATACATAGACTTCAGACTTACAGTCTGGACAGTGTAGATTCGTAACCATAGCGTATTCCTCTTCCTCTAAATCGTGATCGCCACCCCATATTAGCTTTGTGTTACAGTGCCAGCAATTCATCCTACTCACCTCTATTGATATGCATAGTCGTAATATGCTGAGTGGTGTATTCTATATTGTATTCAGCTTCCAGTGCATGCCACGCCTGTTCATAAGCATAATCCCAATAAGTACACTCACCTGTTGCAATCCATTCATCGGCAATACATTTTGCCCAATGGTCAAAGCTAGGCTCATGGTCAAATGGTAGTTCCTTATTCATGCTCACCTCCATTACCTCTGCCAAGACCACCAAAGTATTGCGGCTTACGCTTGGCTGTTTCAAATACACCTGCCGTGATGAACACGCCAGCTATCAGCAGGGCATGGGCTATGGCACTGATGCCAAACACCACGATGCTACCCATCCACATGCTGAAGATAATACACCACATCCACGCCAGCATTTGCATAACTAGATGCCGTGTGTTGTTGTCAGGTATGTGACGCAGTGGATTGTATCTGCTGTCCATGATTAGTTTGTATGTGTTAGTCATTACATGGCTCCATGCTAAAGTAAATATACTTTTCATCTACACCTATATGTGGAACGCTGGGCCTTATGTCTTGCTTGCCCACATAAGTAAAGGTGCAATTCATCTGTCGTTTTACCTCGACATCCTGAAAAAATTCAGAGTTGTCGTTTGCGAATAAAGCGATTGTGACGGCGAGTAAAATATGTGTCAAGTTCTTTCTCCTCTATGTGTGTGTTTAGGTTATCGAATATTTGTGTCTTCATATTGTATGTTGTGCAACGATCCTGATTGCGTTGCTGCTGCCATTCGGGTGCCTTACTGCTCACCTTTTTGATCCGCATCCTTTTCAAATTTGAACGCATTTTGTTTGTCCTCTCTACGTTTGTCTTTGGTTCCCTTCCCCTTGTGGGATGGCTCGACACTGGCAACACGCCGCCTGTTAGCGTGTGCTACCGGATTGTGTATAGTCTTTCTTATTCTCATAGTCAACATCCTAAAATTCGTCTGTATGTTTTATGTTAATGGTGAACCCACCAACAACCTTGAGCGTTTTGACCTGCGTTGCATTGATACACTTCTGGCTCATCAGACTGTTTACAATGCAACGACTTGTCCTGTTGTCTGGATAGTATCTGGACACGCCATAAACTTCCTTAACTGTAAAATCTAAAGTCATGTCCTGCTCCACTTCATCTCAATCAGTTTAATGGTGGCATAACGTGCCTCGTCTCTGGTTAAATGTTCGCGCAGTACGCGATAAACTCTCTGTGCTTTTGTCATGTCATTTACCTGTGTTGCTGTTGATGATGTTAATATGGGGTGCAATGCCCACTATTCAAGTGGACACTGCTATTTTATTTCAGACTAGGCAGACTTTTTTGCAAAGCGGCCACGATCACGTGCGCCTTCATTTGCAATCTGCCAAGCGAAAAAACCATTGTTGTTAAAGATGCGGCCTGTTTTGATTGACTGCCCACGCAGTGCAGAAACATTAACACCTTTGACGACAAGCACTTCTGTAGTGCGGTTTGATTTTTTAGCCATGATAATTCTCCTTTGGTTTGTTGAGGTTATGGGCGAACATTACACCCCATATTAACATCTGTCAAGCATTAATTTGTGGGCCATCCCTGTGGCATACCCATCACTGGCAATGGACAGCCCACAAAACTTTTACGTATTCACAATGTCAAACAGCGCGTAGTCAGTGGGGATTTTACATATTCACTTGCTATGGTCAGGCAATCCCCCAGCCCTGCAAGCTACACCGAATTTTATTGACCTATCGGTTGGTCTAGGCGGTGCAGGTTATTTCTGGGTTTAACCAGCCCGACAACCTGCGATCGGGTATGTGGTAGGCGCGACTAGCTGACGTTGCCGTAGCGGTTACAGTCCTAGTCTGGTATCGGCGTTGTCGTACATGTGCAGAGCGTCACCCGATAATTAGTAAATAATAATTCACTTAATAAATGTCAATAGGCGGTGGGCATTTTTTTGTGATACCCAGCACTTTATTTTTATGTCATTTCATAGTCTAGAAAATCTGCCTTCATTATCTCAATTTCTTCCTGTAATTCAATCACCCGCGACCAGTCATCATCGTGTAGTCTGTCGATCTGCTTGTCGGTTAGCCATACGAAATGATCAGATAGGTTTATTATTTCGCCTACATCATTACGCGATAGCGCGTTAAATTCTGCGTTGCTAAATGATTTTGTTCTCTCAATTTCCATTGTCTTATACTCCCAAGTTGTCGCGCTGTAGGCTGCGCTTATGCCGTTCCATAAATGATATCAATTCCATGCCATCAAAATGTGCAGTATGTGAGCGCGGCACGTAGTTTTCTAATGCCTCTAGGATTAACTCAACATCAGCACGTGATAACAAAACGTCTACCAGTTTTTCATTGCGGTCTTTTACCATTTTTAATCATCCTTTTTTGTGGTACGCTTTTAAAGCCCATCAACGACTGAGCTGTTTTAGACAATTGATATTTAAATTTAACAATATCGCCCAGCTTGGTTTCGTAAATATACATTTTTCAATCATCCTTTTTTGTTGTCCTACAATAGATATAGGTATTAGTTTTCCGTATTCAAGAGGCGGCACAAATTATTTTTTATTTAATTTGTACCATGCCCTCGCGCCGCCCTTCACCATACTAGGATATTTAATCGCATAGCCTGTGCCAGCTTCTAAATCGCCCTTAGTGATTAGATGTTTGTGCATATGCTCCACACTATCCCATTGCCTCAATAGACGTTTACATAGCCCATCAAATTGATCATCACTATAAACTTGCTTATCTAATTCATAGTAAAGATAGCAGGACATAAGATAGTGTGGCACTAATTGGTTGTCGGTTAATGTGTCAATCATCTTACACAATCCCATGTAGATCACGCCATACGCCCCATGTGATAGCCTGTAATTGATACGGCATAATGCCCACTTGATCAGCGGCATCATAATAGGCGGCCTGAAGTGCGCGGTATTCACGCACCCCGATATTTGTGCGGTCATCCGTTAACCCGACACGCTCATTGTAGGCGATATTCCGCGCGTGTCCGTCTATGGTCACGTTAAACTCGCCCATGATATCCATGAAAAATGACGTGATTTTCTGGCCATTAAGCATAGTTTTTGCCATGTCATAGTCTGGTTTATCAGCAAGGATGGACCATGCTTTCTGTTTCATTTTGTGGTAGGTGGACACTTTTACAGTGTCGATACCATCACCCCGAATAAACGCGCCTATCAATTGATCAGCATTTATCACGTTACGCGCCCACTTGTTATTAGGCGATAGCGCGGCAATGACAGCGACAACAATATAGACGGGGATATCATGCTTGATAGCTATCGCTTGCGCCTGTTCTTGCGCGTCCTGATACCATGCCAAGCCTGTATCAATTTGTGTTTGTGTCGCTGTTTCATAACGTGAAACAATGTTTGCCACCATGTCATCATGGGATATTTGTGTATATGTTTTTGTCATATCATCACCTATTTGTTTGATTGCGATAGGGTACAGATAGTAATGATCAATCGGTATTCAATAGGGCGATGATATTTTTTTATGATTTTTTTTTTATATTATAATAAGTGATGGGGGTGGGGGATATCATGCACGGCCATGACAACGGGGTATGTTCTGGTGATATCACGTTATTTTGTGGGGTGGCATGCCGTCAAATGATCATCAAACACTTGACGCATAAAAAATGCTGCAATTCACGCCAATAAAAACAGTAACTTAGCAGCAATATTGTCGCATAATGTTTTTTTGCCGCCAGAAATTAGAGGCAATCGCGTTTTTTGCGCGGCCATGCAGGGGCCACCCCCACGTAGGGTGTATATATACATGGAGAAACACACAGATCAGGAAAATTAAGTGTTAACCACAAGAGCAACTGTATTGTGTATATGCTCAAGTATTGTGCATGTGCCTAATTATTGTGCAACATTAAGGTATTTTTAGGGTAAAGCTCCTTTCTCTATTGACACCCCCAGCTAATTCTGTTATAATTATGTATAACTAGGATCATATAAGTGTTACACTTAACTGTTAGTAGTTAAAACTATAAAATCACTTATCTACAACACTTAAATGGTTTAAAGTTTCTTTGTTAATACACTTAACTGAACACATAAGTGATATTACGCATAAATAAAAGAAAGTTCTTGACAATGGCGAAGAAATCTGTAAAACTATACACAGACAATGTACTTGATGCATTCTATAATGCCATCCGTACTAATACTTTAGACAAACTCCACATACCCCATAGCGATGTGTTCTACGTGCGTACTGCCGTTGAAGCACACTATGGGCGTTCCTTTACTCTGAAGCATGTAGAAGATGCAATGAGAGCAGAAGGGTGGACTGAAAGGAACGAATAATGTTTGAAGCATGGATACTGGTATGTGTAGTGCAGATGGGAAATCAGTGTTTCCCTGCACAGGACAATCGTGGTCCGTATGAAACACATGAACAGTGCTACGAGCGTACTATTGAGATGGGCAAAGACATATATCAGGGTCTTCCGGGTCATCTGCCTGTTGACTGGAAGTGTGTTCCTGTAGGAAGTGCTACATAATGGCTATTGATTATCGCGGTACAA